ATACTGGGTATACCTTGTCAGTACCGTAGACTGATTTGATTTTAACAGTGATTTCCATATGGTTTATCCCATAGCTTGTGTGAAAGAATGGGCACAGTACAGGAACAGATAGAAGATGTCAACAGACCAATCGAAAATAGTGTGAAACAATGTGGTGTCCACGCACACACACCGATGTCATATCGTGCCGACTACTCTTACGCGCGAGGATAGTTCCAGTTTAAACCCAAACTATGCAGGGTATTGCCTGACCATTTATGTACAGGCTGGCATGTGGTCCATCTTTATGTAGGATACGTGGCCAGACTGACCCCGACGGCCCCCTTTTGAAAAAAATAGAAATCAATCATATTGTATTCACTCACCAGTGGGTTATTTTAACTAATATTAGCGTTCCCTTATGGCAACTACATCATACGCACACCAAGACTTTAATCAGGCTAGATCAGAATTAGCTAGTAAAATAGGTGAAGTTGCTTGGCAACTCCCTATGAATATTGTTATTGGTATGCTTAATCAGATACTAGGATTAGGTTTAGGCTATGCTACTGCCAAATCAGGCATGGGTGCTGATATTGGATTAGAGGCTGGTAAGAACCTTATTCCCTCAGGCCCTATGGGTGAATCCACTGAAGCTACTATTAATACTATAACTCCCGCTCTTGAGGTTTTAGATTACATCCCCAGAAGGGCTGGAGAGATCACAGAGGACATTACAGGCAGTAAGTATGCTGGAGAGGCTGTACACCTTGGAACCTCTTATGCGGTGCCTGGAGCGTTCCTAAAGACCCTATCGGCACTAAAAGGTATAGAAAGTTTTAAGCCCCCTAGAGCGACTGGCGAATCTCTAGGTAAGCATATAGATATAGACCTCAGGGCAAGGAATGACGCGCTCTCTAGAGGCATTGAGGTTGCTGGTACTGGTGCTGCCAAGGTACTGACTGGTGGAAGGGTGCAGAAGGTGTCTCCAGATTATTACGGAACCGGCCCATATGATAGACCAGCCGCTATGTTAGAATCTGGTATTCGTGCAACAGGCAGCATAATGAAGTCTATCTTCAACCCCAGGGCTGATGCTATCCTGAAGGCGCATGGATTAAGCCCTGCATCCATAAAGCGTATAAACGAGTACAGGGATGTATTAAATAGAAGGGAAAGCGGATGGGAAGGCTCTAAGCCAGCAAGTGCTAACGAGATAATATATGCCGAGAAGGTTCTGATTGCTGAGTTACGGAAGGCATTTGGAATGAGGCTTAAAGCTGGTAAGGATGTAAGCCCTGAGTTATTAAAGGTGGTGGAGCAATATCACCCAAGGCTTGTCAAATCTGATGGTATACCCACAGTAGACCAGATGAGACAGGTTTTAGGTGATAATATTCCAGAGCAGTTCCTAGCCCCTCTAATAGACGATATGGCTCGTACCATGCGTGGTGACCGTCCAAACATCGTAGCATTTGATGGTAACCCAGAACGGATAGCTATGACAGGGGTATCCAAGAAGGGCCGAATATCAAGCGACAATACTACCGAAGTCTTCACCTTTCCTAAGAGTAGTTATGATATGATGGGTGAGCTATGGGCTAACCTTATGGCCGGTAACAGGTTTAATCCAGAGTTAAAACAGGTTTCAAAGAAGAGTTGGGTAAAGCCTGGAGACAAGCGTTATGATGCCTTGGTTAAGAAATTTCCAGACCAGGAGTTTAATCAGCATACGATAGACCAATACTTTGCCATTAAGGCTGATATGGCTAGATACCAGATAAAGAGTCAGGGAACGCATAATACCAATATTTACTCTGAAGGTCTTAATCCCAAGATGATAGATATTGACGGTCAGGACTTCCTAACATACAGAGTCGTATCCCAGTCTGATAACCCTCTGTTAGCTAATATGCCAGCCACAATATTACTCAACCCAAGGACTGGGGTTTCTAGAATCCTAGCCTATGACGAACTTGATATATTCTCTGGAAAGCTAAGAGATGTAACAGAGGTTGGGTACAAGAATAGATTCCATACCGTAAACTATGGCAAGTATATTTACGATGACGCTAAGTTGGATAAAGCTGGGGTTGGTAAAACGGAAGTACCCTTGTCTAACAGATTTACCAAACACGATAGGCCGTCTAGAGAAGCCGGTATAGACGCCATACTACAGACTAGATTTGCTGGTGAAACCATAAAGAAAGGGTTTCTACCAACAGTGAAGGAGAGCCTTGAGCTAACCCAGGAACAACGAGAGAGGAAGAAACGTGCGAACAGCCAAGCAAGAAACGTTTATTGAGCAGTATTGCCTTCACGGTAATGCCGCCAAAGCTGCAACCACCGCTGGTTACTCCCACCCCAAGCAAAGAGGGCATGAGCTAAAGAACCAGTTTGAGACTCAGATTGAGGAGCGCACCAAGAAGATGATAATGGATTGCGTACCCGGTGCCCTAACCCAGCTTAAAACCCTCTCAGAAGGCGCTGAGAGCGAGTCTGTGCGACTTGGAGCAGTAAAGGATATACTGGACAGGGCTGGCCTCAAACCGACCGAGAAGGTCCAAACAGAGATTTCCCATGTGGAGACTGCATCTACTGACGAACTCAAGAGAGAACTGGAGGCCTTAACAGGGTCTAGCTCCATATCGGAAATACCTGATCTGGTGAACTGAAGTGCCCGGATTTACACTCGACCCCAAGAAGCAGAAGCAGATTCGGGATGCCCGTCAAGTCGATCATTTAAGCAGCTTAGAAATACAGAAAAAATTTAAGGTTAGTCCAACGACTGTGGCAAAATATGGTGGGCCTGAAGTTAAGGATAGAACAAGAAAATCAGAGTTTGAGGTGCGTCAGGCGGAGGGGATGACGGTCCACTCTGATGAGGATATAGCTAAACATTTCGGTATAGATATAAAAGATGCCCCCAAGAAAAGAGGTAGCTATCTTTCCTTTATTCATCGTCAAGAAAATCCGGGTGTCGGAAAATTTGGGGCTGCTGTAAATGATTTAAAGGAAGAGGTAAGAAGAATATTTCCAGATGATCATCCTCAAATATTAAAAGGCGCTAATGGGGGGATGGCATCCCTTGAAGAAATACTTGAACACCCATTAATAAAGAAAAAGTTTGGCACTCTTATTAAGAGGGCAAATAGGCAAGGATTAAAACTAGATAAAAGAAGTAATAGGAACCGAAAGGGTACTAATAAATTTAAGAGGACCGGGAAAGGGTCTGACGCTCTTCGTTCACTCAAAAATAATATTGTAAAAATCTTTCCGAAGTCAAATGTAAAATTCGAGAATGAGTTAAAGATTTTTCGGGATAAAGGGTTAGGTTTAGACTCCAAAGAGGTACAAGACCTAATCAAAAATAGAGCTAATGCTAATTTTTCTAGCTTAAAGGGTAGGTCCGATGTTTGGTCATGGGATACTGTAGATGGACTCCCCAAAGGAGCCGTAGTTCCGGGAACAAAGAAAAAAGTTGCTAACCTATTTTTTGCTGATGATACAGATCAAAAATCGATTAGGGAGATGTATCGCCGTTTAGTCGAGAAAAAAGTAAAAGAATTTTATAAGACGGGGAGAATTTTCTCTGTAGACCATGTAGATCATATATTTCCGAGCGGTAATCCTAGAATTGTTAATGGTCAGCTTCTTGGTGGCGCTTTTGATTCGGATGGAAAATTTTTAGGGGTGGGCGTTTCTAATCGCCAAAATTTAAGAAAGTTAGCAGCTTCCGTAAATATGGCGGAGCAACATTTCATATCTCCTGAGCGTATTAAACTCTTAGAAAGGTTAGAAAATGTCAACTCTGTAAGTGTTGCAGAAACTCAAAAGGGTCTAGATAGTAGGACCAATAAACAAGCTATCAATGATACTTTAAAAAGGATTAATCAGTTGGGTGAATATCAGGCCGGTAGATCAAAAACATCTCCTAGATTGAGAATGGGAGGCACCGCTCTTAGTATTCCCTTTATGGTAGCGGCGGCTGGATTGTCTGATAGAAGTTGGGGTGCGGCTAAAGATGCGGCAAAAGACCCATGGCTTTATGCTGATGCATTTACCGGAATTGATACTAAAAGAACGATGGAGAATCCTAGCCGACTTCTCTGGCCGCAATTGGTAGTAAAAGAAGATATTATAGAACCAACCGCTGGATTGATTGCCCAAGGATTAAGATCGCGTGATCCTGCTGAAGATGAGTATGCAGAAGCGGCTAGTATGGGTAGCCCACAAGGTCTTTTAGGTGAAGGTCATCCCGGTTTTCAAGATAGACGCAGGAAGTGGTACTAATATGCCAATACAAAGATGCAATCTAAAGAGCGGTAAAAAGGGTTGGAAGTGGGGCAAGTCCGGCAAATGTTATCCTACAAGAGAGGGAGCATTAAAACAAATGAGGGCAATCAAAGCTAGTCAAAAACGGGGTTGAGGTATCTTAGCAAAGATATAGAGATGGCACATAGCAGAGCAGAATTAGAACAAGCGGTAGAGATAGCCAGGGAGATCAGGCAGAGGGAACGGTTTAATAAGATCGACTTCTACGATCCCTACCCCTATCAACTAGCGTTCCACGAAACTGGAGCAGAATGTAATCAGCGACTATTGATGGCTGCTAACCGAATAGGGAAATCCTATTGTGGTGCCGCAGAGGTAGCATACCACCTTACTGGGCTATATCCCAAGTGGTGGAATGGCCGTAGGTACACCCAGCCCATTACTGCATGGTGTGGTGGGGTATCAAACGAGACAACAAGAGACATTGTACAGGCAGAGTTATTGGGTTCCCCAGATGACCCGGAAGCCTTCGGTTCAGGCGCAGTGCCTAAAAAAACAATAGTAAAAACCGAACGCAAACCCGGTGTCCCTAACGCCAAAT